TGATTGCCGTTGCGTTGGTTGCGATACTCGCGTGGTTAACGTTTCCAGAAGCGATGATTGCCGTTGCGTTGGTTGCGATACTCGCGTGGTTAACGTTTCCAGAAGCGATGATTGCCGTTGCGTTGGTTGCGATACTCGCGTGATTAGCGTTGCCAGAAGCGATAATCGCGGTCGTGTTGGAAGTAATAGTTGATAGCAAAGCGTTGCCAGAAGCAAAAGACATATTAAACTTATTGCCGACTAAGACTAAACCACTACCAGAGGTATACGTCGTGTTCGTGTCGGTATTGACTGGCGAGCCGTCAAAATAAAGTGCTGCACTGTTATTGTATAATTTATAAGTGGTTGAAGCTGGGACGGCGTTGTGTAAAACAAGTCCGCCATCTGGACCAACGGACATTAAGTCGGTTCCGCCACTATTTTTCCAAGATTGAAGATTAGAGGATTGTCCTGCATGGGCTGTAATATTCTGACCAACGCGATTCGCAGCTGGAACTGTTAGCGAAATGAAACCAGTATTTAATCCACTTAAACCAACATCTATACCGCTAACATGGAGAACTGAACTTGTATATGTTCCACTGGTAGCAAGCCGAATTATATCAGCGGCGTGATTTGTACCGCTCGCTGAGTTACGGATTATGTCAGCAGCATGGTTTGTGCCACTCGCGGAGTTACGGATAATATCGGCTGCGTGGTTTACGCCACTGGCAGACTCCTTTACTAGCTCCGCACTTATGCTGGTAACAGAGGTGTTGGTCGCTGTACCGCTGGCTGCATTGCGAATGATATCGGCTGCGTGGTTTGTACCACTGGCTGCATTGCGAATGATATCGGCTGCGTGGTTTACGCCACTGGCGGATTCCGTTCTCAGCTCTGTGGTTAGATTGGTAACAGAGGTGTTGGTCGCTGTACCGCTGGCTGCATTGCGAATGATATCGGCTGCGTGGTTTACGCCACTGGCGGATTCCGTTCTCAGCTCTGTGGTTAGACTGGTAACAGAGGTGTTGGTCGCTGTACCGCTGGCTGCGTTGCGGATAATATCGGCTGCGTGGTTTACGCCACTGGCGGATTCCGTTCTCAGCTCCGTGGTTAAATTGGCAACACCACTGTTGGTCGCTGTACCACTGGCTGCATTGCGGATAATATCGGCTGCGTGGTTTACGCCACTGGCGGATTCCGTTCTCAGCTCCGTGGTTAAATTGGTAACAGAGGTGTTGGTCGCTGTACCGCTGGCGGAGTTTGTACGGATTTCAGTAGTATTTGCAGTTATTGAATTAGTAAGTGTAGTAGAAATGTTTGCATCGTCATTAATAGCTGCGGCTATTTCATTCAATGTATTTAAAGTGGCGGGGGCACTGTCAACTAATGCAGCAACCTTTGTATCTGCATAGTATTCATTGTAACCTGAAACTGATGCGGTATAATCCCGATTTATGTTTCCTGACGTATTAATAGCTACAGCATTATTATTAATTGAGCTAGTAAATGCTGCCGTTTTTGTATTTGTATATGTTTTATTATACCCACTAACGTCAACAGCGTATCCCCAAGCTCTATTTCCAGAAGCTATTACCCCAGAAGCGTTGAGGGCTACATTTGTGATATTTGTATTGATTAGAGAGAGGTTAGCATTTCCGGAGTTTATCGCGATTGTAGTACCTAGGTTTTGCCCCAGAACGTGCGTGTTAACCCAACCGCTAATAGCAACACCACTAGTTGAGTTGTTATTAATTGCTGATAGCAAATGATACCCAGAGGCGTGTGGTAACGCGTCCAACCCCAAAGAGGTTAACCCGGATACACTGATTATGTCGTTAGCGTTGTTTGTGATTTGCGGTTGTAATGACCCGCTTACAGATGTGGAAGAGTGGTTTTGATTATCTACATATGTTCTAGCCCAGCCGCTAACAGCTACGCCACTGGCAGAATTTGCGTCTATCTCTGACAGGATGTTAGCCCCCTTTGTAGTCAAGGAACCATCGCTACTTACACTAGACAACACTGTTCCCGCACTATTTTGCCATTCTTGTAGGTTGGCAGAGTGCGACGTGGCCGCTTTTAATATTAAGACTGGATATCCGGCGACTCGGGCGTTTACTACCGTTCCAGCACTGCTTGCGGATGTAATCATGGTGTTACCCTTGTTCGTAAGGGTAAATCCAGCACCGTGACTTAAAGACAGGTTGTTAAGACTGTTCGCATAAAGACCAATATTGCCATCTTCAGCGTGAATGTATGCATACGTTGGAGGTGCGGTTTTATCACTAGGATTGGCCTTTAAACCAAGTTTCCACTCTGGGGTAACTGCTGCATCGCTATATAACGAAATGGTTTTGTCATTACTATCGTCTACATACGCGTGAAGAAAGTTTCCAGCACCAGTTTTGCTTAAGGTTAAAAGCCCACTACTGATGATGTTGCCACTAGTTGTTAGGTTCTTGAGAGTTAAGCCTCCTGTCTCGTCTTGTAGGAGAGTTTTTGATGCTGGTAGTGACACAAACACAAAAGAAACCCCAGCTAGGCTAATCTTAGAGCCGCTGTTAGAACTGGACAGCACGGTGTCTCTTGAGAGTGAGCCAGACGAGAAGGTTCCAATCCCTGTTTCCCATTTGGTATCATTTTCTATGACATAATAGGTTTTATTACCCTCTCCAACACCTGAAGAAAAAGATACAAAACCCCCAACGGCACCTCCTAAGACTATCGTCCCGGTACCCGATGTTATTGAGGTTTCTTTTACTCTATCTGATAAAACTAATGACATAGCTTGTTTCTCTAGCAATTACAATTTGATTTTTTAGTTAACCGCTTTAACTTTAATTTTAGGGTTTCTATCTCTCTTAATACTTCTGCATCTATCGTTGAACTAGTATCTTGATACAGGACTCTACACTCTCGTTCTATTGAATTAAATGCTTCTGGTTTAAAATTTTCATCTTGTACGAAGTATTTCTCTATTGGTGCTAGGCTTTTACCTAGTTCTAGAAACTCTAATATGTAGTTCCTTATTTTGTTCTCTACCGTTAATTCATACTTAACGCCTTCAGGTCTACCAAATCTATGTAACCACCTTAGAAAGGGCAGGTTTATACACTGGCGACCATCTGCCCTGTACTTCTCATGTATGTAACATTCTTCTCCGCCAAAACCTTCCGCGTGTTCGTTAAATTTAAGCCAAGACACTTTTCTAGTGAGAAACACCCCTAAACCTTGGGCGAAAATTGAAAATGGCTTTTCACTACTTTCTAACCCTGTTTTTGAGTACCCCTGCCCCTCTAGTACTCCCTCGTGACCAGTGAAATTAACATCTTTAGGGAACTCTCTACTACAATATACACATTTATCTAATTTCTTCTGCTCATCTAGAGAGACAAAGGACACCTTCTTGTTTTCGTTTTTGACGGCGAATTTATCACTTTCGCAAACACACCGCCAAGCAGATCCCCACTGACCCCACATTCCCCCGCCCCAAGAGTCATTAAAGTGTGTCGACATTGCATTCATTCCGTCGTGGACTAATGGGCCTGAATATAAGTCGTTTGAGTTTGAATTGTATTCTAAAAAATTAAATAGTTGGTCGAGAGTCTTTACAACTGGACATAGAAGAACGTGACAATCCATAACCAATACGAAGCTCGTTCTTGCCTCTTCTATAATTCTATTTCTAGCAGAGGAAGTTCCAGTCTTGTCAGTATGATCTATGACTTTAATGTTTGGTAGCTTATTTTCAAGTTCTTTTACCATCTTAGCATGAGGGCTCTCTGGATCATTCTCGATCACTAGAAATTGTATCTTTCTAAGAAGGTCATATCTCCTATTGAATATTAGTTCTTTTCTAATGTCTTGAATAGTAAAATACACACCGTGATAATCATTGTGATGTGCCATTCCGATAGTTAAAGTTTGTTCCATCTTAGTTCTCCTAAAAAAGTCTTAATCGTAATTTGTTAATATCCGCCGCCAGAATCACTGCTTCCATCACCGCCAGAATCACTGCTTCCATCACCGCCAGAATCACTGCTTCCATCACCGCCAGAATCACTGCTTCCATCACCGCCACCAGTCTCACTACCATCGCCGCCACCAGTATCACCGCCACCAGTATCACCGCCACCAGTATCACCGCCACCAGTATCACCGCCACCAGTATCACCGCCACCATCATCCCCGGGATCGCCGGGGTATACGGTCGTAGTTGTAGTAGGGGCTGCTGTAGTAGTAGTAGCAGCAGCGGGAAGCTTGATGCACTGTCCGGGCTTAGCCTCATTATTGTAATATGTGGGACCACCGTTCCATTCGCAAGGAGATCCCAATCTATGATCTGTCTCGTATTTATCTGCCGGTCCGTCGTTGTAGGACGGAGGATATCGTAGTTGGCATACACAAGGAGGATCAATTGCCGTGCCGGTGCTGTAATCCCAGCTACATATGTTCCTATTTGTCCAATAACCCGTCTCCAATACAAGTGTTCCGGGGCAAGTTACCGGAACAGCACCGGGCGTGAGAACGCCTCCTACACAATCATCGTCATTTTTTTGACAGTCCATTTTGCAAAGTCTAGGCATACATGGGCAAGGAGGTTCTTGGACACAAAGTTTATCGGGATCCCAGTCAGCAAGGCTACCGTCGTAGCCAGAAAAGATACTACACTCTGTTTCTGTCATGTCCTCACATTCACGCGATTCTTCACCGCTTTGAGTTTCAAGGCGACAACAACCCCCTATTGGTGGGTCGAAACAGGTTCCGTCGCTGGATTGCCCAGCGACGAAATCTCCTGCATCAACTGCTGGAGGACTGCACTCACATGATGTGCCTTCTTCTATACAGGTACTATAGAGTGAGTCAAGAACCCAAGACTTGGCATAGTAGGTATCCTGACCTCCCCGCGTGCAAATGTAACGACAAATACCCCCACATAGTGGGGCCGCAGTTGTGGTAGTGCTAGTAGTGGTGGTGCTAGTGGTGGTGCTAGTGGTTGTCGTTGTAGTGGGCTCATCAAAGTTATCAGGGCAATCATCACAAGTTGCGTCCGGTCCAGCCAAGTATATAACATCACAATACTTTATTGAACTTCCATCAGCATTAAATCCCCCTCTTACACCTTCTCCATTACAGCAATCACCCTCCGAATCCACGCAAGATCTCGGTTGGCTTCCAGTCTCACAGCCAATAAGGAACCCATCCGGAATACCGCAGTCAATATTATCCATGCCATTTTTGGAATACTTACAGCACACACCGAAACACTCCGCTGGAATAGCAGCTTGCCATGGGGGGTTAATAATATTTGTCGGATCACAAGTAGTGGTTGTAGTCGTAGTGGTCGTGGTCGTAGTGGGCCCTTCGTAACAGGGGTCAGTATAGCACCAGACTCCGACTGAAAAATCACCGCCGATCTGAAGACACCATGCTTCGTTGGTATCTGTGCAATCTTTTTGGCCAGCGGTATTGGTGAAGCAGCACCCTCCCCACAGGGGAGGCTCTTCTGTCGTGGTTGTGGTCGTAGTGGTAACTGGTGCTGCGGTTGTGGTAGGAGCGACTGTAGTTGTAGTGGATTGTGGGTCGCAGTTGATTGTAGAACATAGTACGTCCCCATAATGAACACCATCGAATCTGGATAAGCAATCGTTTGCCTCAACATTGTCTTCACAAAGTCTAGGCTGACCATCCAGAACTCTATAGCAGCACGCACCGGGATCTGGAGGTGGAGGGGTAACTAGCCCACATTGACAACAATTACTCATTTAGACCTCCTAGCTAGCACCAGAGCAGCTTACATAAATTGGCCTATGTTCACCGTTAACCATTATTGTAACCACGTAAGCGGCTCCTCCCACAGCTCCGGGGCCATGGATGTCTACCGTGGCGTCTCTATTCGTGACATATAAAACTTTATCAGTACCAAACCCTTTTTCGTAACTTCTGACTCTCATTAGCCCGCTCGTTGGAGACGTGAAAGAAGATGGGCCATATATGTATTCAGTCATAAACCCTTCGTGGTTTCCAAACCAAGAATCACAACCTTCAGATTTTATGTAAGACCCCGACGAATTAACCCTAGCCACACCCGAATCATTATTTATCCATTTTTGAATATTATCGTCTGTATGGCCAAGGGAATAGCTTGTATCAGTAGTGTCTCTTATAACCTCAAGTACAGCGTCTGGTGTTAGGGTGGCTTTACCGATAGAGATACTTGGGGTTTTTGTATTACCGGCTATGGAGTTCTGGATATTAATCGTGTCAGACAAAGCACCGCTAGTGTAAAGCAGTCTTTGGTTATCATCAAGACCCGCTACTATTTCGATGTTCCTCGAACCACCTTCTGCTTCAGATATTTCTCCACCCAGAGCGTGAGCACCGACACCAATAGAATTTGGATTAGTGCTGTTTTCTCCAGCACCCAGACCTATGAATATAGATTTATTTGAAGAGTCTGCATTTTTACCGGCAGAATTTCCTATAAAGATAGCGTCATTGGTGTTCGAGGCAGTGTGTCCAGCCATGTAGCCTATATAAGTACATGTGGTATCTGAGCTTAACCCCGGATTTGACGTTGTGGAATGAAAGCCAGCGTTGGTGCCAATAAAGATTCCGTGTTTCCAACCCGTCGCCCCCGTGGCAACATCGCACCCGAAAAACACAGAATTGGAATTCTTAGTCGTCTGTATAACATTGTCGGCGTTTGTAAATACGGCATTGCAATTGTCAGACATGTTGGCAACACCGCTTGTAATATAGGCACCCAAGGACAGCAGATCCATTTTGCCCACCTTGTTGTCACCAACGTCTACTGCAACAAAAGAATGCGACGGTGAAATTGGGGAGGTTAATGAAGAAGCTAGGTTCATACCATCGAAGTCTAACCCTAAGTAATAACTAGTTCCAATGAACAGCCTTTTTATTCCAGAGACCTCTAGGCCATAGTAAGTCCTAAAGGCTGACGATGTGTTTAGTGACGTTCCGTCATTGAACCTCACGTCACCTAGCAATCTTAAATCCCCACTAATTGAAACTGTTGGTCTTTTAAAGGTTGGCTTTTCCCAAGTAGGGCTTATCGGAATAGTACCACTTGGATCGTAATCTACCAGAGTCTGACTACGTCCAGAGGCGTTTTTAAACCTCATTGACATCATTGATCTGGCTTGATGAATTGCCCGTTCATCTTGACTACCAAACGTAACAATCCTACGGAAATTTTCTGTTTCGTGAACGGTATTAAAATTATAGTCACCATCTTCTAACGTAAACTCTGTTTTTTCAGCAGTGGTGGATATTATAGAAAATTTTCTGTTAGCCCCTTTTAGTAGGCCTGTGACAAAGGGGGTTCCTGCTTGACCTATAGCTAGGGTAAAGTCTTGTGTAGAGTGATCTACAAATAGATCGTTACCTATGATTATAGAGTTGTTTATTTCATCTCGGCTTGGGTCCTCTGGGTCTGATACGGTTAGGTTGTTACACCCTACTACAACGTTTCCATTACTTGGTGATGACTGCGTTAGAGATTTGCTGCCTACAACCGTATTTTTATTACCTGTGTCGATCCCACTTCCTGCGTGATATCCTATTATTGTGTTATCTCTCACAGCCGTGTACGGGTTCAGCCATACATCTATGCCATGCCCAAGGAACGTATTTCTTTGGACCTGATTTGATTCTTCCCTTTCTCGCGGTGTGTACCAACCTCCAAAAGTATTTCCATGTTGATTGCCGTATAGAGCACCATCTTTAGAATCTTCCATACTATTGGCTAGATTAAATTCATTACCAGCATCATCCGAGAAAAACAGGGCTTGAGTTTGAATACCCACTTCGTATGGCTTGACGTATAACTTACCAAAGTTTGCGGATGTATTCGGAGCGTTAGCCTGCTCTCTAAGTGCTATTGTTCCGCTTCTACTCGCGTTTCCGCTAGCAGATATTATCAGAGCTGATTTTGCATCAACGTTAGCAAGTTCTACATAAGAAGGGCCGTCATTACTCCTTGATCTGATGTCTCCAATAGCTACGGTTCCTTGTTGGTGAACCAGAAAGCTTGTTTCTTTACCCATGTTAGGATCGCTGGTATTCACTCCAAGTCTAGCAAGTTCGTAGGACATTCCTTGGGTGCCTTCGACTTGATAGGATATGACCATCCCCGAGACGGGCTCGTTTCCATTTCCAAGAAGTTCTACCTTAGTTCTACCGCCGTAATTGAGGCTTGAAAATCTAGCCTCTAAATCTCCAGTAGCCTGAACATTGAATATTGTCTCAGGTAAGATTGGAGAAGAAGTGTATGTCTTGTTCGTTATACCCACGAGGCCAGACTGTGACGGGGTACCACCATTCCTTAAAACAGTAATAGCCTCAAGGATATCAGACTGCCCATTGTCTACATGTATTGATAATCTATCTTTTTTCATTATATTCCTCGTTATACATCGATCTCATCGTGGTAAACAATACTAAAGCCTCGCTTACCAGAAGATGTTTTTATCCTACTGGCGAATTCGTGAGTAATTTTAACACCTGAATCGACAGTTCCGTACATTACAGAGTAGTCGTATCCAGACGGGTTGCCATCAACTCCCAAGTGTGTACCCGAGTTGGCTATGAGGTTTACATCCTTTAGGGTTGGATATGCACCAACATGATCCTCTCTAGATAGATAGGACTTGTCCCCAGATGGATGCTCGCTTCGAGTAAATAAACCGTAGCAACCACTCTGTTTAACTAAAGAAAGACCGTGGTCTCCAAGGACCCTATTGCCTTGAAAGTGACAACCACTGTCAATTTCTATACTTATATTTGATTGCCATCTAGCTCTAGAAAAATGGTTGTCTATTTCTAAACATTTTACATTTGGATTTGTGTGTCTAAAGATAAACTTGTAATCTCTAGTATAATCATAGCCGCTAGAGTGAGTTATAAACCCAGCACCGTCCAGAGATTCGTCAGTAAGATATCCGCAAACGTTGTCGTTATGAAAGCCAACGGTTCCATCCTCGCACACTCCACTGGTTGCCAAGTGAAGAGTTTTGCAGTCATATAGGCAATCGTTTATGGTGTGGTATTGTAGGTCGTTAATCATTGCGTTGCCGCTAACTACAATGTCATTAAAATAACCGTTCCATAATAACTTGTTCCCTCCGACTGAACCGTCGGAATAGCCTATGGAATAAGTTCCATTTTTACTTGGTACAAGATTACCCTCAACCGTCACTAAGGCTTGATCACCAGAAGGAGTACTTGTTCCGATTCCAATTTTTTGACCAGAGAAATGGATAAGCTCATTCACAGAAGAGAAGGGGTAGTTAGAATTGCCGACATTAAACGATTCAGTGTGAGATGGGCTTATGTCTCCAGAAACCTGTAGCGAACCATATGTATGCAATTGCTGAGTGGCGACACCTAATTTGTTATTAAGAAGATCCCCAAACAGAAGGGGCATCCTGCCAGAGTTAGAAGTAAGGTCCTCGCAAGAGTAGTCAGAGTCAATGGGGTCAACGCCTAAGTAAAATCTATAACTTGCGTCTGTTGGTATATGACTACCCGCACCGTGACCTATAGCAATATTGAACGACCCCTCTCTTAACGTCTGGAGAGACAGGGATCCTAGAGATGTATTACCAGAACCAATCGTGTTCCCAGCTGTAGAGTTGAATCCCGCAGCCGTATTATACGTGCCTTTAAGGTTACACCCAAGGGAGTGTGAACCCAATGCGGTGTTTTGTGCCCCTTGGTAATTTGCACCTAAAGAGTAATATCCAAAAGCTGAATTATCTACACTGGTTCTTCCAGCGTATTGCAGCTTGCTTAACGCCAGTTCGCCTGCTATAGTGCTTCTGGTATCTGGCGTAGCAAAGTTAGAGCTTACTATCTCATTTCCATCTGTAAACAGATGGGTTGAATCTACTAAATCCCTAAGAGAGATCCTAAGATCAAGAGGGGATATTAATTGCGTAGAATTGTCCTGTAAAAGAGCGTTTATCTTAGCAATATACTCAGGTTTTGTTAGTATCATTTTTTAGCCCGCAAAAATTAACTAAAGCTGATTTGTAAAGTTGAAGTGTCAAACTTCACTGTGTCTCCGGTGTATATAACCCTTGGGTTTGATAGAGGTGCATACATGAGTAAATTTCCAGTGCCGTATTCACCAGAATCCACTATAGCAATACCTGACACCCAACCCCAGTCAACCAACGCTGCACTTCCAGCGTCTACATCGAACATGAAAGAAGATGCGTTTTTTATAACACCACTCCCAGCAGCGGCGTCTTCTGAGCTATAATCCCATTTGGCGTTTCCGTTACTAGAAGGATTGCCTAAGTTAATTCTAGCATATCCAGTTAAATTATTATTTGCGTCTCCCGAAGGAAGTTCTGGAAGAGTTCCTCCGTGGTATTGAGCGTTGCCGTCGGAAGAATCTACCGGAACCCCTGAACATAGGGCAATGGCAATGTTTGTTGGTTTGGGGAAACTCTGTCCCCTGAAAAGATGATGTAAAAGACCTGACTCTAAATAATCTGATAAAGATGCCATTTTGGCTAAAACCTCCTAAAAAGTCCTCGTTAAGACTGTAGTTACACCCTATTATACACAAAAAAAGAGCCATTCCCAATATTATGAGAATGACTCTTTGTTGCTTAGAGATGTAAAGGGGAGTTAGAAGGAGCCTAAAATAACTCTTCTATTATCCAAAACACCAAATCCAAGTTCAGCCCAGCCGTAGTAGCCAGCACGCTGTTGACGATGAAGAGATGGATCTTCAAAGACTTGCATTTGCTGTTTCATAGGCATAATAAAGCTATCATTAGCACCTTGGTCCACACCAACAACCAACTCAAGGTCAGCAGTTTGAACAGAACCACCAAGACCATCCGTAAAGAATGTCTGGTATTCCTGACCTTCTCCAAGTTCGTCAAGGTCGTGCAAGTTTACACCAAAGATTCGGGTGATTGGGGCACCACCTTCACTTGCAGTGTAAATTTCTCGACGAGTTACTTCGTCGATTTGATCCAGACCCCAGTTACGAACGTCTTCCAAAGCTTCTGGAGACACGTAAAGGTCTGTAAGGCGACCGCGATTAGCGGAGCCGGTGTTGCCGCCAGCATTACGACGCATAGTCGTTTGCATGAGAGAAACAAGTCTCTTGCTGAACATTCCAGCAGTTGCGTCACCATCATAAACCAAGATATTACGATCAACAGCAGCGGCTAGCAGTGTGTGCCATCCGTCGTCATTCATCTTCTTGGTGAAACCAGCTTCAAGAGCCTGCATTGCACGAGCTACGATATCCCAACGTGCTTCACGAGCATAGCGAAGTAAGAAATCAATCGAACTTGTAATGCTGTAAGTTGGAATCGTTACGTAGTCACTTTCAACGGCTCGTTCTGGAATACGACCGTGTCCGGGATTCGTGTAAGCTACGTGCTCACCTTCAAGGCCCGGAGAAATTAGGTCAAGAGGATACTCAGTAGAGGCTCCCGGCTCGACATTAATAGTTTCAAAAATATCGCCAAGGATATTTCCAACAAGAACGCCCTTACGTAAAGGCAATTCTAATGCTTTAGCGAACTCTCGCTGTGCAGCATGTGCGACGTTTTGGTCGCTATCACCAGACTTTTTGAGAAGTCCGATAAATTCGTCACTAGGTCTTTCTGTGTATGACATTATATTGTCTCCTTTAGTTAGATGTTCAAGTTAAGCGGAAACTGGTCCACCACCACCGTGGTTAGGTAGGTTAACGTACAACTTAGCATAGCCATCAGCGTCTTTGCGAGACATCCAACGACCAATAGCCAAGTTACCAGAAGCTGTTGCGGTAGTGGCATTGTTGGCAGAAATATTTCCTGCGGTTCCACCCGTTTCGTCAGCATAAGCCAATTTACCAGCTTGAGGAGTACCAGTAACATTACTAGTGACAACCCACCCGCGAGTAAGAAGTGAAACTTTTCCACCTTTTTGAACTTCATCCTTGAACTGATTCAAGTGAGTTCTGGTCAAGTCTTTGTTTACAACGTCATTCAGCAAAATGCCAACCGGAACGTCAGTTACTGCTGCTGCTTGATAGGAAACAAGATTTTCACCTTGATCCATAGCTGCACCAGATGCTCCGGCTAGAGCTGCTGCGTCTAGACAAACAACGCCACCACGAGTGGCTGTACCAGCATTGTAAAAAAAGCTGATGTCTGTCGATTCTTCATGTCTATCTGATTTAAGAGCCATTTTAAAATCTCCTTATGATTATTTGTTAGAAAGGACGTGTTTTGAAAGCCAATCAGCAACACTGGCTCGCGTTGCGTCTACTTCATCGTATTCATCGGCTTCAACAAGTGTAGCCTCCGTGGATTCCACTTCTTCAAAGATTTCAGCAGTAACTTCTTCAGTTTCTGCTTCTTCTTCAGCTTCAGTTTCTTCTGCTTTCGGATACTTTTTTGCTTCAGCGTCTTTGTCTTTATCTTTGTCTTTGTCCTTCTTTTTCTTATCGAACAACTCAAACTTGGCGACGATTGCGTCAAACGCTTCATCACTAAGTGCTGCATAAAGATCGAGGGACTCTTCGGCTTCTTCGTTTTCAAAGCCAGCTTCAACAAGTGAAGCTTTTCGACGAGATGCTATTTCTTTTTTGTGCATTTCGTCCACCTCTTTAACGGCTTCTGCAAGCTCAGTTTGAGATGTAGCAAGAGTGTCTTCAAGTTCAGCGACACGAGCTTGAGTGGACTTAATCAATTCATTAAGTTCACCAATCGTTGCTTTACCTTTTTCTTCTGTTGCTTCGTATGCTTCAACCTGTAAAGCAAATTCTTTATCTTTTGCTTCTTCGATCTTAGCTTTAATAGCTACGTTTTCAGACTTCGCTTCCGTAAGCTGGGTCTGAACTTCGGCCAACTGTTTTTCTAACAGTGTTTGATCTGACATATTAATATCTCCTATTGAAAATTGAGGATCAGATTCGTTTAAATTAAAGTTTACACTTGCGGAACTTTTACTGTTCAAGATGATACTTCTTGAATTAGCTGGCTTCGCAACTAGCCCTTTACCCGAGAAGGATATGTTAGACAAGGCACGGCCAATCTTATAGTCTTCATATTCACCTGTTCCCCCGTAGGAGCGAAGGTGTTTAGTTAGAAATGAAGATTGCTCGTCTCTTGCTAATATTTTTGCGTTTCCATCAGAATCTATTAATGCATAGTTAAAGCCTGCAAACAGGCATTCCATAGAGACATACCATTTTCCCTCTTCTATCTCGGATATGATTTTTTCCATTCGTCCTCTATTGTCATCACCCATCCAGCTGTTGTAGAGAACTGCTTGAGTTATAATATCGAACTCGTCCGGTCTAGCTTTGTCGTCATCTGCTACAGCTTTTCCGTCTTTAGTTAATACGTAACTTCCGGTAATATGCCCGATAATATCATTTTCGTCGTGCATGAAGTTAAACTGTTTGTCTTCAGGTGTATCTCTAGCCTCCCAAGTGGCCTCTGCCATGAACACGTCATCATTTTTATTCCAACCTGTTGATACAAGCACGGATTCTAAATAATAGAGGTCTACCTGATCTTTGTTTTCAGCGAGAATTTTGCTTAAAATTTCTGGATCAGAGATATTTTTACTTGAGGCTTTTAAGTCGCCTTTATTCATGGTGGCTTCGGAGCAGTACGCAACGCTGGCCGTACCTTTTACAAGGTCTCCAATACCATCACTTATTTCTTTTTCATAAATTTTTATTGTCATGCTTGATTATACACAAAAAAGCGAAAAAAATAAAAAAACACTAAGAAATCTCGAAAAAATGTTCCACAAAAGCACCAATGACTTTCTTTTTATATGAATTTATTGGCATTTCTGAAGCAGAGACGTTATCATCGGAGAGCTTATCGTTGAAAGATTTAGGGCTTCTTTCGTCGGAAGATAGAGCCTTTAGGATAGAGGTTTCGTCTGTGGGTGTCATGGGGTCAAGGTTTGTTAACGCGTGAATTTTAAGAGCCTCAAGGGTGCACACCTCAGACTTGGTTAGTTGTCTAAGGTTCTTTTTATTGTTAGCCCCTAGGAACGCTTTGTTCAACGTGCTTGAAACATCTTCAAAAGCATCGTTTGTCCACACGATCAGATCTGCTAGTCCGGGTTTAGACTTGGGGGTTTCAACTCTTTTCTTTCTTGGTTCCTTATCTGGAGCGAATGGAGGACGGCCATTCTTCTTTATCTCTTTCTTTTTCTTGTCTTCTTTAACCTCGTTAACCTCTGCTTGTTTGTCGATCTTCTCAAGCTCTTGTTTGTGGTTAGCGTTATGAAATGGACCAGCCTTATCTGGGTAGGCTTCATTATTACGGCTCTTGCGTTCTCTTTTTAGACGCATTTTTTCAACAGATGGTATCTCTTTAAATCTCTCTAGGATTGTTTCTTGGCTGATGATGTCTCTGTCTGCCAACTGTATTAACAGGTTCTTTTCTGAGGCCTCGTCAGACAAGCTCATCTGATCAAACGTTATGTGGGCTGCTTTTCTAAAACCCATAGACTTTCTTATAAACTCGACTTCAGATTCCCAGAACTTGGTTAACTGGTCTCTGCCGTACTGTAGTCTCTCAACTAAAGTCTTTAAGGATATGAAATTATTAGTGAACCCTCCGCCGGTACTGGCACCAGTTAAAGTTGGGGGAACTCCTAATCCAGCGTAGATACTGTTTAGGACGGAAGTGTATTTTTCGGAGCCTAAGAATTTGTAGACCTGACTATTGGATTCTGTATAGCTTAGTTCTGGCCCCCAAACTAACTCCATGGTTCCACCGCCGACATTACTTGCTAATATGTTTCTAAGCTTATTAATTGCGGATTTATTAGGGAGGATCTTGTGGTCTAAACTACCAAGCGTCCAAAGTCTAATATTTGAAATTGCACCGTCTAAGGCCGACAGGTCAGCTAATCTCATTTTTTCCAGCATGATGATGTCATCTAGAATTGCATAGGTTAAAGGGTGTGCCCATTGCTGCCAGTCATCCTTTTTGTAATAGAAAGTACTAAGCCTGTCTTCTTCAAGCTCTATCTTTTTCTTACCTTGCTTGATTGCGTTTTTAACATTTACCGGCAAGGTCTCTAAAATTCTGGACGGAACACCTCCGTCTTTGAAATTATCAAAAAACGTATTTGCTGTAAGTTCATAGTTTTTTACACCTAAGAACAGATTGATGCTACCGTCCTTAACATCTATGTTTAACGGATTTAAAAAGTTATATCTCCAAGGGACCAAGTTTTCTTGGACCTTGGGAACCTCTAGTCTGATATCTTTTGCTAATGATTTGATATATTTTTTGATCTCAGGGGTAACTTTTGCATAACTTTTGTATACAAACACTTGTCCTGTTCTATAGAGCTGATTGAGAAATCTCTCAGATCTCTCTTTCCCGTTACACTTTTTAAACCACTGCTGGTAAAACTTCTCCACGCTCTTATCCTCGTGGACCACGTTGATACCTTGACACCCAAAGTCACCCATTAAATCAATAACATTTCTGACAATGCCGACCTTGTCGTATGCATCCATACACATCTTGATTATGCGTTTAGCACGTCGTGGAACCTGTTCGTCTGGTCTAAAAGCGTAGTAATCATTATGCCCAAAGCTAGGTCTTACAGATCTGTTTGGTTCAATGTCTAGATATTCTCTGTGATTACCCTTAGTCACCCCTTCGTAGGCCTCTTGAGATTCTGCAAATTGCTCAAAAGCTCTGGACTTCCCAGCCAAGTCAGAATCGTTCCAAGTTATTAGGTGATCTTTGTCTTTGTCGGCCATTTTAATTCCTATACAATTAGTTGAAATGCATTGTGAATGTTTATCAATACATTATACACAATAAAGTTGAAATCTAATAAGTATCCTCTACAGAGTCTGTAAACCAGCTCGGTCCTGAATACATGTTCCCCTTTTTCTCTGTTTTTTCCATAGTTGCAAAGCCTCCGTAGAAATTATATATAGTTGCCTCGGGTAGTCTGGCTAAAGTTCTGGCGGCCATATTTGCCATAATGAGGGCCGAGTAACGATCTTTTCTTTGCTTGCCCTTTTTGCCAGTCCCAATGACAGTCTCTGGTGTATCCCACTTATCTCTGCCGCTTGGTGTTTGTGTTATCTGTATCATGGTTAATTCATCTTTAAGATCTTCTATCTCCAAGACGCATTGTTCCAGCGTATCAAACACTCTACCTTTTAAGCCATCTTCTACGTTTGATAGGCCTAATGTTATAGCGTCGAATCTTGGAAATAATACAGCTTTGTCCTCAAGGTCTTTTCTGAGGCCGTGGTTAGCTTCTGCTAGCCATTCATATTTTGCAAATTGACACATTTCTAGTATGTGTAACCCCCTGTTGTCGTCTGTGTCTTTTTCTTTATCTTCATCTATAGTTGGCCATATTGCTACTTCTCCGTCTTGCAGTTTATCTGTATCGTGTAGCGATTCCATTACGGCGATACCTCCACCTTGTGCGTCCATTGCTATATGAACACAGGGATACATTTTCATAAGATCCCTTATTTTTCTAGCACAGTAGGAATAAAAATCGCTCTCTGCGGAGTATCCACTTTTGACCTTCATTTTGTGTTCTGATCTATTGGTTGTCCAGCAATGAACAATTCTCCTGTGGTCTGGATTCACCTCTAATACTACAATGCTAAAATTGTCAACCTCAGAGGCTGGGTCAACACCAAATATGTACTTCTTTTTTGTGTCTCCCCTGAGACTGGACTCAAAGACTATGTCTTCATCTTTACTATCTTTTATTATAGTTGAGTCGTTAGAGCCGTCGTTGGCAATGCAAGACTCTATCAAGGTACGTTTGAAAAAGCCCTGAGAATCGCGTGTAAAGCACGCTCCGAACTCCATCTGATAAATACCAGCGTGGACCGTCGCCTTTGATCTGGCAACCTGTGAGGCGTCCATGAAACCCTCTGGCAAAAGCTCGTAGGGAACCCTGATGACTGAATAATCTTTCCAGTTAAAATCCTTTGGTGGGTCTTCACCAAATATCTCTCTAAGCTTATTGAGTCTACCTTGACTTGCTATGATGGACTTCCATTTTTTCCAGTATTCAGCAAAATGGTTAAAATCGTAATAGGCTGTGCCTGAAAGGATAATTTGGTTATTCTTTTGCTCAATTATTGAAT